ACTCTTCTACTGAACACCAAGTATGGTTGTCCACCAGCATGTAATTTTCCGTGTTCTATTGCTGCATAATCATCTTGTGTGTATGAAGACATCGGCAAAGCATCGACATTTACTTCCCCATCTTCTTCTAATTGTTTAGTTACATCAATTGCATGTTGTCCATAAATTGCTCTATAAACATATACATGGCTCCCAAAAAACATTCTCGTTGTTTCCTCTGCATGTTCCTGTTCTTTCTCCAATGCCTTCTTGTGTTCATCAATAACTTCTTCTCTACTATACATACTTGTACCTGATTGAAGAAGGTTTTCAACGGACTCATTAATAACTTCATCTGTTAGGTTTTCTTCGGTATAGATATCTGGTTGACCTTTGATAACTGCTACTATTTGTTTTTTGAGACTTTCTCTATCTAATTCCTCTCCCCTCATATTCGACATAAGGTTTCTCAACCCAAATACTTCAATCAGTGCCCCCCCTACAAAACTTTTTAACATAGCACCTGCTTTATCAGACAGACTTTGTCCCATTTTTTTTGCTCTGTCTCTACTAATTTTCTCTATTAGTGGTTCCAGCAATTCCTCTTGAATCCTCTGTGACTCTTCTTCTTCCTCTTCATCGGGGTCCGCAGAACCAAGTAACTGAAAAAATGAAGTATCTTTAAAGTCATCCAGTAAATCGGTATGATTTTCAAGTTCTTCAACCTCTTCACTTTCATCTAGCAGGTAGGGGTCACGAATCCAATAGTCTGCCCCCCCTTGCCCACCGGGCTTTGTATTGAAGATAGGTCCAGAGTAATCCTCTGGAGGTTCTTCTTGAGAAACATAGACAGCGTTGGGGGGCAGTTGTTCTTTTTGAATAAACTTATGTAATTTAGTTACAGGGGAATCTCCCCTCTGTTTACTTCTTGCCTCCTCTAAAATTTCGTCATGTATCTGAAAGAAATATTTCTTTAAACCGTCAGCCAAATATGACTCTGTATTTGCAACATCAGCCAAAGGATGTTTGTTTACTCGTATCCATGTAGTAAGTTCGTCCATTAAAGGACTAACTGCTTCGCTCCACTTATCGGTACGAGCTATGCTGGCACGAGGTAATGCTTCCTCCAACGGAACAGAATCTACCAAGGTCTTTTTTTCTTCATGAGATAATTTAGACCATATTTTGTCTAACCCTTTCGGTCCACTTGATATTGTTCTGGCTAACTCTGGATGAACAAGTTTTAAATATCCCTGTAAACTAACTTCTCTACCGTCTGATAATTTATATGCCCATCTTATTTTACGCTTAGTCACATCACTTACTGCCATATAGTCCTTGGTGTAGGCTTCTTGTGAATACCTACTTCTATCTTCACCTCGCTCATCAACATAGGATTCTCTAGGCGCATCAAACTTTTTAAATGCATCATACGAACCAATTAACTTAATTGGTTCTTCTTCCTCTGATTTCTTTTTTGGAGTAGGTACCCAATACTCTGCTCCACCCTCTGTTTGATACGTAGGGGTTCCTTCTGGGGGAGCATCTTGAGTAGAATAAATAGCATTAGGGGGCAGTTCTTTTTGTACAAATTTAGATAATTTATTTACAGGGGAATCTTCGTCATATTCAGGGTCTAGTAGTTTTCTATTATCTTTTACTATAGCTTCTGGTGGAATGTCACCAGCATGTATAAATCCTGCATTTTCAGACGTTACGTTATATAGGTTCAACTTAGAAGAATCTATAATATATGGAGCATCAGGATTAAAATCGCCACCGCCTGACATCCAGACCGCTTCTTGTTCAGGGTCTTTAAACAACCCCCTGAGGGCTGCAAGCTCTTGGCGTTTAGCAGGTCTACGGAGAAAAGGGTACGACTGTATTCCACCTTCGGCAGATGGACCAATCACACCCCTCTCGTCCGTTTTCGGAGGGTTATGACTCCAGTACCTCCTAAAACTCTGACCTGCCTTTGCCTCTTCAGCTATCGACTCCTTGGGATATGTCAAAAGACTAGAATCACGCTGACTTACATCAATCATTGATGGGTCAAGTCTCTCTTCAAAGTCTATTCCTTCGTCTTCTCCTGTCTTCCCCGACTGAATATTACCCCGATGGGCATTCCACCCTTCGTAGCTCTGTATTCCGTCTCCTCCGGTCTCTCCGGTATCTTTGCCAAACGTCCTGACTCTTCTAGTTCCTTGTTCCACAAGTCCAATGCCTCCTGCATATCCTTCGAATTCTTTATCATCTCTTACCTCCTTTACCGATAGTAAAAATAATTCATAATCTTCATTATATACAGATAAGTTTAGAATGTCAATCCCCATACCATCTGGATGTGCTGCAAATGCTAAAGGAAAATGTTCTTTTGACACTGCATCAATTCGTTTTCCTAACTTATTAAAATCTGAAGCACTAAGCTTTTTAATAAATCTCATTGACAGTGAAGGTTCAATAGATTCTCCCTTATCCTTATTTTCCTCTACTACACCATAAGGTAAATTACTTTCTTCAGGAGAATGTATAATAACTTGATTTTGGTCAAAGCCCTTACCGGCAATATCTACAATAAGGTCCGTAAACTCATCATATCTATCTCGATCAATTTCACCTGTAATATAGAGACTTGGTTCATATTCATTCATAAACATACCAAAGTTTCTACTTACGGCAACATCACCAAAGTTTTTATCCTTCAGTAAATCAGTTACATATTTCTGACCTTTTGCAGCTAAATCAATGAGATTCTTTTGAGCATTCTCTTTATCAGCATCAGAAGAATTTTCATCTCCTAGTATCTTAATAGCTTCTGCTGATAACTTTCGATCCTCAAGTGTAAAGTGGTCAGTTACTCTTTGACCTTCTCCAGTTGCAGGGGATATACCCACCTGAAGTTTTTGACGCTCACGCCACCACGGAACTCCTCTAGGAGTAGATAAAATCTGTGCATCTTCAGGAGGATCAGTTTCACTTGAATAGTCCCAAACCTTGCCTTTACCGGCATACTCTGGTGAACCAACTTTAGGCGCAGGAGTTCCTAAACCCTGTTTAGCTAAATATTGGTCTATTAGATCAAAGACACTAAGTTGTAAATTAATAGTCTTGTTCGTCATCTAAAGGAATCACACCGTTATTTGAAGGTTTCGGAGGTTTCTGTTGAACCCTACTAAAGCGTGTTGGATCACCGAATGTAGCTTTACTAACATCAGTAATACCTGTAGGAGATAGTTGAGCAACATAATCTATTCCGCTTTGAGCAAACCACATCTGTGTCAGGTCTGGAGTCACTTCCTTAATAACAGGAGAACTGAATCCTTTTAGAAGCAGGGATTCTACCCATGTCTTAGAAAGGGAAAGTTCATTTTTATTTGTCCTAGCTTCTGCATATTCATCAATATCCCTTTCTTCATCAGGATGTTTATCATGCCAATCTGGTGTTACTCCACCGGTACGTCCTTTAAATTTTCTTTGTGATGGTGGTATGGTTTTCTGCATTGCCATAATTGGCTCACCACCACCGGCTTCTGGAGGCATTCCTCCACCCATTTCTACACCACCGCCACCCATTTCTCCTCCCATAGCTCCAGCCATAGCCTGTTGTTGTTCCATCATTTCTTGTTGCTGTTCTTGCTGTTCCATCTGTTGTTTCTGTTGAGCCAGACCCATAGCCTGCTGTTCTCCCTGCATTTGTGCAGTTGGAACTGCTTCACCTGAAACAACAAACTCTGCTTCGTCTAAAGTAACATTCTGCTCTTTAAGTTTTACATCAAATCCCAATTGAGCAAATTGTGAAACTATTTGAATTCTCTGTTGAGTCAAACTAATTCTGGTATTCTCAGCTTTTTCCTCTGGTTGAGGTAATTGAATTTCCCAATCAGTAACTCCAAAAGACCTTAATAATTGAGGAAATACTTTTTCATGAAATAGTCTTTGGTCTCCCTCAACAACACGACTCATGACAACTAACTGCTGAGTTTGAGTGGACAACCCACCAAAGGCTTCAGGTGCGCCTTGCCATGCTGGAGTAACTCCCCACATAGCTGCAACCCTTTCCCTTACTTCTTCTCTTACAGGAAGATAGTCCATCTCTTGTAAGCTATGGAATAACCTAACCATATCTACTCTACCTCTTTGGTTTCTAGCAGATACAGCTACCATTGGAATGTAGTTAGGATCAAGTCTTGTTTGTGCAGCAATATGTTCACGTTCTCTTCTCAATGATTCTGGATCATCGGTAGTAACCATTAACATACTCGCTGGCATTTTTCTCTCAAAGAAATATCTATAGAGATTTTTATCCATACCAACTAAGGTTAGTGCTTTTTCAAAGATTGTTAAAATAGGACTCCACCCATAAGTTTCTGATGGAGAAAATTTTGATAGGTGGATAATTTCAGAATCCATTAAATAGAGATGCTGACTGCGATGATAATACTTATACATAGCCGGAACTAATTCGGCATGACAATCATCCCCTTCACACATCCCCGGATTTTCCTGTAAACGTTCTCTGTGAATAGGGCAGAACCAATGAGCATTTTTCGGTAACCCAGCAGAATCCAAATCAAATTCTACTAGTGCAGGATTTAGTCTTCGGATTTCCTTTAGTCGAGAGGATATCTCCCCCTCTCCAATATCTTTATATTCCTTAGCCAGATAAAGAAATCCGTCATCTAAGGAGTTAACATCAAAGTGAAACTGTCTTAGAACTTCCTCCATAGACTGATCAAAAACATTACAGTCATCAATCCATTTCTGAAGTTTTTCTTTTTGCTCAGGATCAGGGTCTTCAACAGTTGGTATAAACTCAACACCCCTACGGAAAACCTCACCTGTAATATGACTTAGTGGACCCCTAATTTCTTCGACAGACATAGCAATAGTTTGTAAGTCTTGTACAAGCTGTTGCCTGTACGCCATTTGGTGTCTGACCCAAGTGTTTACTACATGGTCTAGACCTATAGTAGGAGCAGACCCTGTATCTCCAGTTGCCTTCATAATATCTAATAGACTAATCTGCTTATTGAGATCAGTCATTTGTTGAGTCATTTGAGGCACTTGAGGAAGATATTCAGATAGTCTCATAGTTTATTCGTCCTTGACAGTGGTCAATTTAGCCATGTCAGCCATTGCTGCCAGTTTCAAAATAGATTCCATTGCTTTTTCTTTTAGCTCATAATCTTCAGAATGAGAGGTTTCTCTCAAAATCTGTACTTTCTCTTCCTGCATTCTAGAAAGTTGTTGTCTCAAAGAATCAATTTCTTGATCCTGTTTAACTAATTCCTCCCCAAAAGCAGGGTCACCTGAAGAACCTCCAATAGTTGCATTGGCTAAAACGCCAAGTCTGCCAGCCTCTTTAATTAGAGCAATGAATTGCCCCTCAGAAAGAACAGTGACAGCGGTGCTATCATCAGGTATTTCATCATCTGCATTCAGTGATTTTAAATCTTCACTCCAAGTGTTTAGTATTCTCCACGTTCCTGTATCATCATTTAGTGCTACGTACTGTTGATCTAACCCTGATAACAAATTTCCTATGGGCATTTATTCCCCCTTTACATCGCTAAAGCTTTCTCATATTTCTTTGGATTGTGCCCTACAATTACTTGATCATTAATAATAATAGTAGGAGTTGCCATATACCCTGCCTCTGTAAACTCTTTTATAATACTAGTGTCATCTGAATCAACTTGTTTCTCAACATAGGAGATTCCCTTACTATCAAACCATTTCTTAGCAGTCTGACATGGTACACACCAACTTGCCGAATAAATAATTACATCACTCATAAGCTCCTCCCTATTTATATTATACTCAATAATTTATATTAACTAGGCAATCAGGCAGGCACTCCAACCACAGGACTTGCAAGTCTCACAGCCAGATTCCATAACTACAAACGGATTATCACAACAAGCTTCTTCAGAGAGCATACTAAATGTCTGAGATTCATCAATATAATCTACAAAAGTGTCGGTTTCAGCATTGCCTTTTACCAAAACTTCCTTCTCTCTACTCCCAGCCCTATAAACTGTAATCCCTTTGCATCCGGTTTCCCAAGCTAATACATAGGCATTTTCAACATCTTCTATTGTGGCATCATTAGCAAAATTAATAGTTTTAGAAATACCTGAATCTACGTACTCTTGGAAAGCTGCTTGCATTAGTACATGATCTTCAGGAGATATTTCAGGAGCAGTAGCATAAACTTCCTTTACCCAATTAGGAACTTCAGTAGTTTGTAAAGAACCACCAGCAGCTAGATAATCCATTAGTTCCTCTGAATAAAAACCATAAATTCTAGCGTCTCGTTCAAAATACTTGTTTACATAACTAAGGGTCTGCCCCCCAAGAATATTCTGTTTCTTCCATGCCAAAGCAAATGTAGGTTCAATACCACTAGATGTATCTGCAATCATACTAATCGTTCCAGTAGGAGCTACAGTTAATCTACAATGATTTCGATATGCCTCAGTTATCTTATAGGTACTTTTATCCCACGCTGGAAATGTTCCCCTAATAACTCCTAATCTCAAGGATTCATCATCTGCCCACTCTTTAATTGACTGTGTAATTTTTCCACCAACTGTTCTAGCAAGCTCAGTATTATAAGGAATCTTTAATTGGATAAGCAGATCAGCAAATCCCATGACTCCAAGACCAATCTTACGAGTTGCCTTAGTCATATCTTCAATATCTTGAGTAGCGTAGTAATTTGCATCAATTACATTATCTAAAAATCTTGTAGAAATTCTGGTTACTTTTTCTAATCTATGCCAATTAATTTTATCTAACCAATCTTCAGAATCATTTTCAAGATAAAATTTAGCCAAGTTCATAGAACCAAGATTACAACTTTCGTTTCCAAGAAGTGGCTGTTCACCACAAGGATTGGTTGCTATCATTTCCCCATATTGTTCCACCACATGATTGTCTTTGTTTACCTGATCTAAGAAGATCATTCCCGGCTCCCCATTTCTCCAAGCCCCTTCGACAATTTTATTGAATACTTCTCTAGCATTTAAATAGCCAACAATCTCTTTTGTTTTGGGGTTAACTAAGGGATAGTCAGCGTCTTTTAATACATATGCCATCCAGCGTGAGGTAACGCCAACTGAAATATTGAAATTGTGTATTTCGCCTTCAATAGACTTACAGTCAATAAAATCAAGAATATCAGGATGGTCGATTGCCATGACCGCCATATTTGCACCATCTCTTTTTCCCCCTTGCGTTATCATTGATGACACTCTTGAAAGTGTTTTTAGAACCTCTATTGGTCCACAAGCAATTCCATGAGTAGTTTTTATCCCATCTCCACGAGGGCGGATTTTAGATAATGCAAATCCAGTACCCCCACCAAATTTTTGAACCATTGCAGCATCAGTAGCAGCTTTCATAATACCTTCCATAGAATCTTCTAAGGGAAGAACAAAACAAGCTGACAAGGTACCTTGAGCGGTACCAGCATTCATAAGAGTGGGAGAATTAGGGAGAAATTCTAGCTTACTAATAATGTCATAGAAATCATTCCGCACTAATTCTGCTTCAATAGGCAAAGTTAAATACGTAGATTCAATAGTAGCTACAGCAGTTGCAACTCTATTAAAAAGTCCTTCGCTATTTTCTATAACTTCACCCTCATTATTCTTAAGAAAATACCTATGCGCTAAAATTATCTCAGCTTGATCTGATAAGACCTTTCCATGTTCAGATACTACTGTTGGTTCAACCGTTATTGTCATGTAATCCACCTCTAAATTTTATTTTCTATACCCACAATATAAACAAAGCCCACGTTCAGCGACCCAAAAGGATGGACTACATACTTGTTCCTTGCACAAAGAATTAGGTGCAGACTCCATTCTCTCTTGAACATTAACTGGTTGCATTTGAAGTGTTTCTATTGGTGCATTTCCATTATAGTTTCCTAATCCTTTATCGTCAAGCTTTCCTTGCTTGCTTTCAGCAGTTTCATTTGGGCTAACAGCATTAAACCAATCAGTTACACTACCCAAATTTACAAACTTATAGGCGGTATCATGTACAGCTTGAAGAGCCATTGCAATTGAAAAGAAGGCATCCCCATGACCCATAGGAGTTTCGGGAGCCTTAAGTTCATTGCTAACAGATAAAATTTGTTGCTTTTGTCTTTCGTCTTTTATGAGACGTAATGTTTCACTATGAATAAATTTCTCAAAAATTTGAGCCATTGTGTTCTTAGATTTTCTAGTGAAGGTCATTGCTCTCCACCTAGTATCTAGACCACGATCCTCTAGCTCACCTCTTGTGTTATCTATATAACCAGCAGTAATATTAAAGTTTTCTGCAACTTCATTAAGATATTCAATCTGATCAGAATAACTCCAACCCTCTAAAAATGATTGATGTACCTGTTCTATATACTCACCACGTTTTCTAAACAATACTAAGTGAGATGGATGCCGTTTTTTACCAACATCAAAGCCACCAAAAATCTGATCCCCAATTTCTAAATCTGTAAATTCTTTGTGTGGGGAAGCAGACCTTAGCCAACTAACTTCACATTTTGTAATATCCTCTTCATCAAAATATGCTTCAGTACTAAAATGAGGAATTAACATAAACTCTGAAGCAAATGATTTAGGTCTAGCTGATTGCTGTTGTAGAAGCCATTCTTCACTATAAAGCTCCGGCATTAAAACTCTTCTATCTGGGGCAGGGTCTAGTGCTGGAAGGACTCTGGACTTAAACCGACTGTCCTCTTGAAGCTTTGCTAGTAGATCACCCGGCATCATAGGAGTTCCTAGAACAATTACCGGTACTCCTTTTAAAGGAATAAACAAACTTTCTGTCATAAAGTGATCTTCAACCTTTGTTATCTGACTGAGGTTCAATGGGTTCTCTGGATCACGTAGTACGTCATCCGCTATTAGTGCCCCATTAACATGCATACCTCGTTTAAATGAAAAAAGACCACCATGCATAATTTCCATAGGTTGATTATTTTTATAGAACCTTGCAGAAAAGTCAGCCTTTGGATTTCTATTAACTAACATATCTGAAAGAATTGGGTTCCTACCAATAACTTTATTTATCTCTGCAATATGATAACGAGCCATTCCATCAGAATAACTTAAATACAAAACCGACATATCTCTTGGAGCAGTTAACAATCTCCAGACAGAGAAAGCGTGTCCTAAAACAGTAGATTTAAAATGAAATCTTGGTAGAACTGCTACATAATTCATACCAGTTTCAACGCATTCTTGGATGTCATCTGCTATAACTCCCACATGCCATGTCTTGAAGTATTCTGGATTATCATATCCTTGTGACCAAATATTTTGTACAAAGTCTTTAAATCCACCCACCTGATACTTCTCTTGGGCAATTAGACCTTGCGATAAAAGTTGAA